GTTGTACTTGTATCTGTTAAACGATAGGTTTCTCGTGATTTTTCCGAGAAAGGTAGACAAAACGCTGGGTCTGTGCGGCGGCATGGAGTTCCACGCGTTCAGGTATGTATCGTTGACACATTCCTCTGCATCTTCCTTGTTTCCAAGGATATTCTTTGAGATGGCGGTGCAGTAGCTGCCGTATTTGTCTGCTGTAGCGGGAATGGCCCGCTCGTCCCTATCCCAGTACAACTGCACAATTTTTAGGTCATCCATGGTATTTCACCTCACTTTCAATGGACCCTTTCACCTATATATACAACTTTTGAACTTAAATCTTACGATTTTTCTAAAACTTTCTTATCCATCATATCACGCAGTCCTCCCTATTGCATAGAAAAGCGGCAAAAAGTTTGGCGCTTTTCCGCAATACACCCCCTAAAAATCGCATAAAAACGCAGAAATGCCGCACTTTCGTGCAGCATTTCTGCTGTGCATCGTTTTTCAACACAAGTTGTCTTGCGTTGATAAAAAATGCACCCCAACAGGGCGTCGCCGCAAGTGCGGCGTCACAAGCGTTTTCGCCTACGGCGAAAACCTTGGCGGAGGGGCAATTCACTTGCCCCGAGCATTGAAATCACCGAAGGGTGGAGGCGGCCAAAGGTCGCCGGAACCCAAAAATAGAGCCACGACATAAGTCGTGGCTCTATTTTTGGCAAATAACCGTAATTTTGATACAAATGCACCCCCTAAAGTCAAAGGGGGGTGCATTTTCAGTTTTAGGGGGTGCAAACGGTCAGAGATCGGTTATCGTTGCCTGTGACAACCTCTACCAGCGGTCACTTCATACGGCCTATTCATAAAAGCAGGCCGTGCGGCGATGACCAAATCTTGACTTTACGGCAAAAGAGAGTGATTTATAGAGCGGTCACGGAAAGGAGTGTCAAGGTTATGAAGGTAGAAAAACTACCCCGGATAGAAGCACCGCCGGAGGCAAAGCCCAGAGTGTGCGCCTATGTTCGTGTCTCAACTGATTCCGAGGAGTTGGAGAATTCTTTGGACAACCAAGTCTGTTATTTCACAGAGGTTATCAAAAGCAATCCAAACTGGGAGTTTGCGGGCATCTATGCAGATAACGGCCTATCAGGGTTTCACGAGAATCGACCCGGTTTCCAGCGGATGATATCCGATGCCCACGATGGAAAGCTGGATTTGATCGTGGTGAAAAGCGTATCAAGGTTTGCGAGAAATACGGAAACGGTGCTGAAGGTCTCGCGAGACCTAAAAAGCATCAATGTGGGCATCCTATTTCAGCTACAAAATATCAACACGCTGTCGGCGGCGGGGGAATTGTTACTTACCCTGCTGGCAGCATTTGCCCAGGCCGAGAGTGAGGATGCATCTGCAAACGCGCATATGTTTTACCGCAGAAAATTCTCCAAGGGAGAACGGGCATCGGGGTTGGAGCGCACCTATGGGTTTCGAGAGGACTCGGATGGCTCAATCGCAATCTACGAGCCGGAAGCCGATATTGTGCGACAGATCTATGGTCTGGCAGAGCAAGGCGTGTGGCCGGGGAAGATTGCGGGCTACTTAAACAGGAAAGACGTTCCTACGGCAAAGAACGCTAAATGGGATGCCCGGGGAGTGTTTCGACTCCTACGCAATGTGGCATATAAGGGCGATATCCAGCTGCAAAAGACCTATCTGGATCACCGCCGGAAACGCCATGCAAACCACGGGGAATACGAGAGTTGGTACATCTCAAACAATCACCCTGCTATCGTCCCGCCCGGGCAGTGGGAGACGGTGCAGGAGGTGTTGCTGCAACGGAGCATACAACTGCGATCATTTCAATCTACACACCCGGAAGGGGCTGTAAGCAGTAAATCGACCTACCCTTTGTCCGGGAAACTGTACTGCCCATACTGCGGGAAACTGCTCATCCACAAGTGGTGTACCAGCGGAAAAAGAGGGCCGCGTGAGTATTGGGGATGCCGGACAAACATCAAAAAAGGTTCATCTACCTGTAAGGGAGTATGGCTCCCGGCGCAAATCGCAAACAGCTGGGGCGGTATAATCACGCCAGCTACCGTGTTTGTCGAAAAGGATGAGTACGGGATGCGGCAATATCGATACTGCACCAAATGGGACTATGAGCAGTCTGAGGACTGCCCTTATCTTGGAGAGGAGAATGTCAAATGACGAAAGAACAGATGGTGCAAATTCGGAAGGCGCGTTTGGATGGGCAAGGTTATCGGGCTACCGCGCGGATGGTGGGGTTGAGTCGAGATGCCGTCAGAAATTACTGCAAGGCTCATGGCCTCGATGGATATGCGGACAGCATCATGCCTAAACCAACAGAATCGAACCAATGTCTGTGCTGCGGTGCGACCTTGAATCAGAGTAAAACCGGGAGAAAGCGCAAATTCTGCTGTGATGCGTGTAGACGAAAATGGTGGGCTGCGCATCCAGAACGCGGTATCCGCTACGCCTATTACACGATGCAATGTGCTTGTTGCGGGAAAGCGTTCGTGTCCTATGGCAACTCGCACCGTAAGTATTGTAGCCACCAGTGCTATGTAAGAAAACGCTTCAGGGGGGCGACGGAATGTATAGGCAAAAACAAGTAACGCATATTCCGGCTCACGAGATATCGAATGGGGCATCAACGCCTGCCAAGAAGCATATCCGAGTCGCAGCATATTGTCGGGTCTCTACGGAGCAGGACGAGCAGATGAACAGTTTTGAGAACCAAATCAATTACTACACTGATTATATCACAAACCACCCGGATTACAAATTGGCGGGTATTTATGCTGATGGAGGGACTTCGGGAACCAGCGTCCGGCATAGAGAAGAATTCCAACGCATGATCGAAGACTGCGAAGCTGGTAAGGTCGACCTTGTTATCACGAAGTCCATTAGCCGCTTTGCCCGGAACACCCAGGATTGCCTGTACTACTCCCGAAAGCTGAAAGACCTTGGAATCCCCATCATGTTTGAAAAGGAGTCCATCAATACCATGACGGCCACGGGGGAACTGCTTTTTACGATTTTGGCGTCGCTGGCACAGGAGGAAAGCCGATCCATTTCAGAAAACACTACATGGGGCATTCGCTCTTTATTCAAACAAGGAGTAATGCATCTAAATGCCAATCGTTTCTACGGTTATAGCAAGAATGCGGCTGGAGAGCTTGTCATTGACGCGGAGCAGGGGGCTGTGGTGCGATGGATATACGAGTCATTCATCTCTGGTGTTAGCCCGGATGTTATCACGCGAAAACTCAATGAAAACGGGATTCCAGGGGCGATGGGTGAGCCGAGGTGGACTGTGGATACAGTCCTTGGGATTCTAAAAAACGAAAAGCACAAAGGAGATGCTCTCTTGCAAAAGTCATATACTACAGATTTTCTGACCAAAACGCAGAAAAAGAATGAGGGACAGGTAGACCAATACTATGTCTCTGATAACCATGAGCCAATCGTCAGCCGTGAGGTTTGGGAAATCGCTCAAGCAGAGATTCAGCGCAGGAAAAAGTTCAAAGAGGACCATCATCTTCGGACATTGGGGCGGGCAACGGATAGATTGCCGTTTACCTCTCGGATATTTTGTCCCATCTGCAATGAGCTGTATTGGCGCAGACGTGTAACACGAAAAGGTTTTGTCGGTCACATCTGGAAGTGCAAGAATAAGTGCATCGGTCGTGAAGGACCGGGGTGCATCAATGTGGACTTCTGGGATGAGGCCCTCTGCGATGCCTTTTTGGTCGCATGGAACTCGATGCTGGCTCAGAGGGATCGGCTCTATGCCGGATGGGTCAAGATGACGAAGGGAGATGACCCGTGGTTGGCATATCAGGCTGGGAAGTTCATCGAACTAACAGAGGACACCACCTCATTGAAAACATTGGACTTAGCACTGGTCAATAAGGTGCTGGAGCATATTGATGTGTTGCCAAATGCCGAAATCAGGGTATTCTTTCTGGACGGCAACTCCGTGGTCGTGCCGATAGTACTGCTCGGAGAAATAAAAAATCAGGGGATGCCTTCCGGCGAACTATAAAAACATTTATGATGCTGCTCTGTACGGAACGAGCAGTGATGCAGAAGTGAACACATAACAGAACCGCCCATAGGTTTCAATCTGATGCCTATGAGCGGTTTCTCTGTGCGGTACTAATT